TGGATCATATGATGCTGTAAATCCTAATCTTAATATATGGGATATTGCTTTATATGATATTCAACCATATACATATCTGGAACTTAATACTCCAACAACTTTAGCTCTTCCACAACATGTTAAGGGAAAATCGAGTGGAGCTACTGGTTATTTGAGATATGATGTCAATGCTGGCACAGCAATGACAGCATATAATGTGAATGGAAAATTCATACAAGGTGAACAATTAGTTTTTAATGGGATTGAGAGTGGAAATATTCTTGGAGTAACAACTGCATATACCTCTAGTGATGTTAGATCAATATATGGAACAGTTGGAACTGCTAATACATTTAATGCTGACGTAAAACAAAGTATTCATTCTACTTTTGGTACAGTTAATATTACAGGTGCTAGTGGTGGAATTTCTACTGTTACAAGTACAGATGCTACTAAGTTCTTTACTGGTATAGCAACTGTTGGAAACATTGTAGAGTTTCAATATCCAGGATTAGCTGATCCACTATCTCCAGCATATGCACAAGTTGCTTCTGTATCCCAACATTCATTAGTTATTACTCCTGTTACATCCGTAACTGGAATAAACAACGGTGCATTACCACCTGCAGATGTTGAAACATTTTTTAATGTATTGGGATCAAAATTTGAATTTTCTACTGATAATACATTATACACTCCTCTTCCGAAAAATAAAGTGGCAAGTGTAGATTTGACTAATGCAAATCTTGTTATCAGAAAGCAATTTGATGTTGTCATTACTGATGGTTCTACAAATTCAATTCCTAGTGGAAGTAGTAATGAAACATTTTTACCATATGATGAAGAAAAGTACTGTTTAGTAAGAACTGACGGAAGTACAGAATCTTTAAGTACTGATAAATTTACATTTACTAATGGATCTAAAACATTAACGATTAATGGTTTGTCTGGAATTGGTCCCGCAAAATTAATTGCTACTCTTAGAAAGATCAATGTTAAAGAAAAGATTAAGACAAAGAAGAAAATTAATATACTTTCTATAGATTCTTCTAAGTATTCAGCTTCTGGTACAGGTCAAGCAACATTAAATGATGGACTTACATTTGGTTCTGTTTATGGAACTAGAGTTCAGGATGAAGAAATTTCATTAGGAGTTCCTGATGTAACTAAAATTTATGGTGTTTTTGAGTCTTCTAGTGCAAATGATGTAATTTTCCCTCGTCTTACTCTAATTTCTATTAATAGTGATAGTGCCAAGACTGGAGATTTGTTAGAGGGTGAAGAATTTATAGGTAAGTCTAGTAAGTTTGTGGGTGTTTATATTGGAAAAGTTAACGATGGAACTGTTAATTATATTGCTTTAAATGATAGAAAACCAATTTCTGGAGAAGTTGTAACCTTTAAGGAGTCTGGAATTACAGCAACAATCTCTGGTATTTCTTTGGGATCAAATAATATTACTGAAGAATTTAATTTTGATAATGGTCAAAGAAATACAATATATGATTATTCTAGACTAGTAAGAAAGGCAGCATATAAAGAACCTTCAAAGAAAATGAAGGTAGTATTTGAGTCTGCATATTTCTTACCTTCTGATAATGGAGATATTACAACAGTAAATTCATATGATGACTTTAGTTATTGTAGTCTACCTACAGTTAATGATACAAAGGTATGTGAAATAATTGATATTAGACCAAGAGTATCTGATTTTTCTGGTACTAGTAGATCACCATTTGAATTTTTGGGAAGAGTATTTACTCAAGATGGAAATTCGGCATCAGATATTTTAGCATCTGATGAATCATTTATTTTGGATTATTCTTTCTATCTACCAAGAAAAGATAAGATTTTCCTTACTAAAAATGGTGTTTTCCAATTAGTTAAAGGTACTCCTGCAGAAACTCCAGAATTGCCAAATGATATTAATGATGCTTTATTAGTTGCAGATGCAACAGTTCCTGCATATCTTTGCAATGTATCAGAAATTAATTTAAATCTTTCTGAGCATAAAAGATATAGAATGCGTGATATTAGAAATTTAGAAAGAAGAATCAAAAATCTAGAGTTTTATACTTCACTATCTCTTTTAGAAAGTTCTACTGCAAATTTACAAATTCAAGATACTGACGGTCTTAATAGATTTAAATCTGGATTTTTTGTTGATGATTTTTCTAATACTAGAACTCAATTAAAGAAGACTCTTGTAAAAAATAGTATTGATGTTAGAAATTCTGAGTTAAGACCAGCACCACATACAACAGAACTTGATCTTGCTCTTGATCCATTAACTAATGGTATAAGGAGAAGTAATAGAGTTTTATCATTGAATTATAATGAAATGGTTGCTGTAAATCAACCATATGCATCAAGAGTTGAGAATGTTACACCATATCTTGTTAATTACTATTCTGGAACAGTTCAATTAACACCATCTTCTGATATTTGGACTGATGTTGTTCAATTAGAAGCTAGACGGATTGAGGATGAAACTTACACTTCAAGTGAAACCGCTTATGATGGTAGGGATGGATTTAGTCCTGTTATATGGGGAGCATGGTCTGAAATTTGGACAGGTACTGATGCATCCACTCAAGTAAGTACAGCTGATTTAGGATGGGGTGTTGAGGAGACTACAACCACTATTACTAGTACTCCATACGGAGAAAAACGCAGAACAGGAACCAGATCTCTTGTTAGAGAAACATTTGATGAGACTTCTCAAGGTACTACTGTAGTAGGTACTTCTTTAATTTCTAATATGAGGTCTAGGAATATTAGATTCCGTGCTTCTAAAATGAAGCCTATGACAAGGCTTTATGCTTTCATGGATAGTGAAGATTTAAGTAGTTATATCGTTCCAAAACTTTTACAGATTTCTATGACATCTGGAACATTTGAGAAAGGTGAAACAGTTGAAGGAACTGATGCTGATGGTAACGTACAGATAAAATTTAAAATTAATCAATCAAATCATAAGCATGGTAATGGTAATGCACCATCTGACACTTATTATTTAAGTCCTTATGATAGATCAGTTGTTATTCCTGAAGAATATTCATCAACTTCAACAATTTTGAATGTTGATACATTAAGTCTTGCTGATAAGACAACTGGTGATTTTCATGGTTATGTTACATCTGGATTAAGATTAGTAGGTCAAACTTCAAATGCTGAAGCAACTGTATCAGATGTAAGACTCTTTAGTGATAGTATTGGTTCTGTTATGGGATGTGTTTTCATTCCAAATCCTAATATAGATTCTAATCCTCAGTTTGAATGTGGAATGAAAGTCTTTAGACTTACAAGTCATAAAGATAATAGTCAGGTTCCAGGAAATGTTTTAACAGATGCTACAACAGAATTTGAAGCTTCTGGTACTTTAAGTAAGGAACAGGAAACTATTCTTACTACTAGAAATATTCATACTGAAACACAAACTCAAGTAGAAAGTCATTCTATAAGAGGGGAAACTACTACAACAACTAGCAGTGCTCAATCAACGACTAATATTGGTGGAACTTATCAACCTGGTGAAGTAATTGTTAAAGGAGTTAATAATTTAGATTGGGATGATGTTGTTTTAACGGATAATAATGGCAATCCAATATATGACGACACTACTGGAACAGTAACCACAGTTGATGGTGGTGGTGCTCAGATTGTAATATCATATGCTGATACAAGTGATGCTGATATAGCTGGTCAATCTAATAATGTATCTGTTGTACAACAAGTAGGAACATATTATGATCAGGATTCTGATGCTGATACTGGTGTAAATGTTTACTCACCTATAACTCCACAAGAATTGGGACATTATGATTACTCAGGTGCAACTAATCCAAATAATCCAACATTAACTGTTAATGATGGTGTTGCATCAATGGTGGAGACCAGTATTTCTCAAGGTACAACTGGTACTGGAATAAGTCAAGCAGAACATATTGAAAACATTGTTGGTGGATTATATGTTGAGCACTTAGGAAGAAGAGCTGATTCTCAGGGTCAGGCATATTGGGTAGATGATATTACAAATCTTGTTGATAATGGTATGAGTTTGGATGATGCAATTGCCCAAACTGAAAATGCATTTGCAAGTCATCCAGATGTTGTGGCAACTGGTACTGTTGCAAGTGCAGCTAAAGGTCTTCCTACAGGAACAACAATATCAGCTCTTGTTGTTGAAGGTGGTGAATTAATACAATACGGTGGACCAGCTGGTATTAATTACACTGACGAAGCTATTGGTGGTGAGTATACAGGAACACATGATTGGGATAGTGCGGAGATACAAAATTCTGCAACATACCATCAAATTGCCACTCAAGTTATTGGTGCAACTGCAACTTACAATTCTGAAACAGGTGAAATAGAGGCTGCAGATGTTTTGGGTGATGCTTTAACTGGTGCTTGGTCTCAAGTTGCTCAAGGAAATCAAACAATTGATGAAGCAGTAGCAGATTTATTAGAAATTGCTGCAATGCCTGGTGTTGGAACCGCTAAAGCTTCTCTTTGTGCTGATGACCCACTTGCACAATCATTCTTTGTAACTCAGGAAGAAGGTATCTTTGTTACAAGTATAGATATCTACTTTGGAAGTAAGGATGAAACTTTACCAGTAACAGTTCAATTGCGTCCTATGCAACTTGGATTACCTACACAGCAAATTTATCCTTTCTCAGAAGTAGTAATTGATCCACAATATGTTTATGTTTCTGATGATGCTTCAGTTGCTACACGAGTAACATTTGATGGTCCTGTTTATTTGGCTGGTGGTCAGTATCATTCTGTAGTTCTATTATCTGCAAGTAATAACTATACAGCATGGATTTCAAGAATGGGTGAGATAGATATTACTTCTGCAAATAGACCAGAATCTGATCAAATTATTATTTCAGAACAACCATTATTAGGATCTTTATTTAAGTCTCAAAATGGTGCAACTTGGAATCCAAGTCAATATGAGGATCTTAAATTTACTCTTTATAAAGCAGTATTCTCTCCATTTACAGGAAGTGCTAATTTTACCAATCCAGCATTAAATGTAGGAATAGAACAGATTCCAGCACTTACTAAAGATGCTTTTGAAATTGATTCAAATAAAATTAGAGTAGGTTTAGGAACAACTGTAGTTCAATCTGATTTAACTGTTGGTAATACTATCAAGCAATTGGGAAGTAATGCGAGTGGTAATTATGTTGGATCTGCTGGTAGTGCTTTCGGTGTTATGACCATTACCAATTCTGGTATTGGATACACAGGCAACCAAACTTATAATGGTGTTAGCTTAACCAACATAACAGGAACTGGTTCAAATGCGACTGCTAATATTAGTATCCAAAATGGAGTTGCAATAGCAGCAACAATTGGTGCTGGTGGAACTGGTTATGCTATAGGTGACGTTGTTACTCCTACTCAAATTGGTAATGATAAGTTAGGAACTAATATGAGATTGTCTATTGGAGACATTCGTGGAGTTAATGAGTTAATTATTGATAACGTACAGGGTTCCTTTGTTACTGGTGTTGGTAAGACAATTCAATTTGTTAATAGTGCTGGTGTAACAAGTTCTCTTAACAGTGGTATTGGTGGTAATGTTTTACTATCTTCTGCTCCTACAGTTGTTACTGATGGACTTCATATTAAAGTCAATCAGCATAATCATGGAATGTATTCTACACAGAATATTGTAACAATTAAAGATGCTAAATCTGATGTTCCAACAACCAAATTATCTGCTGATTATAGTAATTCTGATACTGGAACTATTAATGTTTATGATGCTTCTGACTTTGGAACATTTGAAGGTGTTGCAGTTGGAGCAACAACTTTAGGATATGTCAGAATTGGTAGAGAAATCTTTAGTTATTCTGGAACAACTTCTAATACTCTTACTGGAATTAGTAGTAGGGGAATAGATGGCACACAAGTAGTTAATCATTATCTTAATGATATTGTTGAAAAATATGAATTGAATGGTGTATCTCTATTGAGGATTAATACAACCCATAATCTTTCTGATGCAACTGTTCCAAATCCTATTGGACTTGACTATTATACAATTAAGATTGATACTAGCAAAAATGGTGTAGATAGATCTACAAGTGAAAGTCTTCCAAAACTTCATTTCAATGAAACAAAGTCAACTGGTGGTACTGGTATACTTCCTACAGAGAATATACCATTTGAAATTGTAACTCCTATGGTTGAGAATATTACTCCTGTTGGAACTAACTTAACTGCTAAGATTAGAACTGTAACTGGTAATAGTGTAAACGGAACCGAAGTTCCATTCCAAGATAAAGGGTTTGAAGATATTAGTTTGAAATCTGACAACTTTATGGATTCTCCTAGAATAATTGCTTCTCGTGTAAATGAGACTGCATCATTATCTTCTCTTCCTGGTAATAAGTCATTTACTCTTTCATTGAATCTAACAACCAATAATCCTAATCTTTCACCAATAGTTGATTTGGATAGAATAGGTGTTATTTTGACATCAAATAGGGTTGATAATCCTATCCTTGATTATGCTTCTGATCCTAGAACATCCACTGTTATAGATGATCCTAACTCTTTTGTTTATGCATCTAAACCAGTTACTCTAGAATCTCCAGCAACTTCGATTAAAGTTTATATGACTGCACATATAAATGTTTCTAGTGACATTAGAGCATTCTATGCTATTTCTAATGATCCAGAACAGGAATTAATTTATAATCCTTTCCCAGGTTACACTAATTTATTACCTTCAGGTCAAATTATAGATCCTGCTAAGAATAATGGATTACCAGATAAGGCACTTCCTAAGACTGATGTTATAGCATATACTTCAGATCAGGTTGTATGGAAAGATTATGAGTTCACTATTGACAATCTTGCAAGTTTTAAATACTTTAGTATCAAACTTGTAGGAACATCTACAAATGCTGCTCAACCTCCTAGAGTTAAAGATCTCAGGGTTATATCATTAGCATAATATGAAACACATTAATGTAAAGGGTCATGCTGGTTTAGTACGTGAAAAGGATAGTACTGCTATCCTTAATGTTGACTCTAATGAGTATAATAAGTACATTTCTCAACGTCAAGCAAGACTAAAGAGTCAACAAAGAATTGAAGATGTTGAGAGTGATTTGGCTTCTTTAAAAGATGATATTAATGAAATCAAATTTCTACTGAAAGCACTAACAAATGGCTAAAAATACAATTACCTTTGATACTACTTCTGGAGTTGCTTATGGAGTTAATTTAACTCTCAATACTGGAGCAACATTCCAGAGTGATTATTCAGTTGTTAATCCTTCTGGAACTGCTTTTAATTTTACTGGTTGGTCAGGATCTTCTCAACTTGCTAAAAGTGTTGCTATTGGTTCTTCAATGCACGCTATAAAAACCTTTAATGTTGGTTTTACAAGTGCAGCAGCAGGAGAATTTAATATATCTTTAGGTGCTACAGATACTACAGGAATTCCTGGTGGTAGATATGTATATAATGTTTTAGTAAGTTCTGGTACAACAACATATAATATTATATCAGGAAATGTGTTAGTTATTCCAGGTATATCATCAGCTCCCTAAATACAATTGAAGGAACTACTCATAGATAAATGGCGCAACCAAAGACACGAGGAGAGTTAATTGATTACTGTAAGAGAAAACTTGGGGCGCCTGTTTTAGAAATAAATGTTGCAGATGAGCAAGTAGAAGATATTATAGATGATGCAGTGCAGTTCTTCCAAGAAAGGCATTTTGATGGTGTATATCAAACTTATATGAAGTATAAGGTAACTCAAGATGATATTGACAGAGGAAAAGCAAGAGGTGGTGATAATACAGTTGGAATTGTAACAACAACAGTTGATACAACAGTAGGTCTTACAACTCAATTTAATTTCGAGGAAAATAGTAATTATTTACCAATGCCTCCAGAAGTAATTGGTGTAACTAAAATTTTCCATTTTGATGGAACTAATACTATCACTAATAATATGTTTAGTGTTAAGTATCAGATGTTCTTGAATGATATTTACTATTGGGGTTCTACTGAACTTTTATCATATGCAATGGTCAAGACATATTTACAGGATATTGAATTTTTACTTACAACTCAAAAGCAAATAAGATTTAATAAGAGACAAGATAGATTGTATATGGATATTGATTGGGGAAGTATGAGTGTTGGTGATTATATTATTATTGATTGTTTTAGATTATTGAATCCTTCAGAGTATCCTAAAGTATGGAATGACTCATTCTTGAAACCATATGCCACTGCTTTACTTAAAAAGCAATGGGGTCAAAATCTTATCAAATTCCAAGGTGTTAAATTGCCTGGTGGAGTCGAATTAAATGGTCGTGAAATATATGAAGATGCTGAAAAAGATTTGGAAAAGATAAGAGAAAATATGTCCAATACTTATGAGTTACCTCCATTAGACATGATAGGTTAGTATAATGGTTCTTAATCCATACTTTCAGCAAGGGGCTACAACTGAACAGAATTTAGTTCAGGATTTAGTAAACGAACAACTTCGTATGTATGGAGTTGAGGTTTATTATATCCCTAGAACCTATGTTACAAGCAAAACAGTACTAAAGGAGGTTATTGAGTCTAAGTTTGAAAATGC